CCCACACCCTGGGCAAGGACTTTGTCGGCCCTGGAACGGCGCGGGGTTGCTCGCTTCCCCCCGCCGTTGCGCTGCCCATTCTTCTTCCCATTCCTGGCCATTACTCAACCACGCGCCCGTACCGAAATACGGGATTTTCAATTGATGCACGAGGTGCAAGAGTGTCACTCGGGGGTCACTTTTGGACTATACCGTCGCTCTTGTGGCCACGGGAGATACTACAGGTGATGCAAGAAAAATATACGGTCGGCCTCACTACCTTGGGTGCAAAATGCTGGTCCAGGTGTGCGCCGGGAGCCCGCCGCCGACTCCCTGCCTACCGAGGCCATCCGGTTCGACCGGACCACGGTGCCGTAGTCATTCAGCAGGACCCCTTCCAACCCACGGCCATTGCTAGCCGTGGACCAGGGTTGAACCGCGCAGGCTGACCATCGTCGGCCTGCCGTCCTCGGGACCGGGGCTTACTCGCCCGGGGGTCTCACGCTCATCGCGTTCGGGTGGCCAACCCCTAGCCGGGACCAAATCGGCTCGCGATGTGGCCTTCACCTCAGGTGCCTCCGCCAAGCACCGGCAGGCTCTCACCGCCGAAGCGGCAGAAGAATAAGCCTTGGTATACGGAAAATCCGAAGGGCCAGGTCCCCACATGACCCCTGCGCGCGGAAAGGGACAGGTAACCTTGGAGGGTGCGCACTACCAATCTCGGGGCCCCGCGTTATCTTCGGGGCCCCCCCCTACTAATTACGTGACACTAATTACGCCTGCCGCCCTCAGGCGGCAAGCCACGAGGCAGGGAGGGATGACCTGAATCCATCAAAGTCCACCTCCCCCCACCTCCATGGGTACACCTTGAAGACCTCCAGTTCCTCAGGTGTGGAAGAGAAACCCAACCTATTGAGGAGTGCGAGCTCATCCGTGTCAGTGACAGCCAAGTTCCGGCTGTCAATCAACTCCAAGATGTCGCTCGCAGATCCCTCGGCTCGGTGCACCATGTCCGCGGTGCTCAACTCCCCGATGGATCTCGCGTACTCGAGGCATTTACGCGACAC